TCATATATTTTTAGCATTTCTTCTTTTCTCGGAATAACATCATTATATTTCCATTTGGTAACTGTGGATTCGCATATATCTAATTTCCTAGCAAATCTCGCAATACTAAGCTGTTCTTCCTTTAAAAAATCGTTGAATGTCATTTATATCTCCTTTTTGCATTATTTTGGTATGGTAATATTACCATATATATAAAATAAATCAAAACAATAGTTGCATATACATTAATAATATATATAATGATTAAGACTAAAAACTTAAATAGGAAAATAAAATGAAAGCAATAAAAACAGAAATATTAACAACTTTGAATAATACAGTTATAGAAGGCGTACAAGCAATTCACTCAATAAAACAGGGTAATCCAAACATGAGCAATCTTAAAATTATTGGTAAAGCTGAATTTGCAGAAGAACTGATTGAAAAATTATCTGGTAAAAAAATGACACTCTTGCAAGATACAAGAGATTTATATTAATTAAAAAAACAGGGAGCTAGAAATAGCTCCCATTAACTCGGAACAATAATATGGATAATATAAAACATGTAGACTTTGTTGCCAGAGGTGTGATGCTTGATAATCATATTGAAGATGCAATCAAAGAAATATCAATGGAGTATGAAGTTTCTGCCGATCACATTTTTAATGATTATAAGTTTTACAAACCAGCAATATTACTATGTAACAGTTTGTATCACTTTATGACGGTAAAATTTATTTCAAATATGGGTAGCAAAAAAATGTACTCTGAATTTTTATCTCAAGCTGACTATGGAATTAATAATTTTATAGATTATGTGATAGTTTTATTTGGTAGAGGAACTTTGATGGAAAACCTTAATAAAGGTGAGAAGTCATATATACAGGGTTTAATAACAGAAAGATTACAAAAACTTAATAGGAGCATACAATGAGCATTGAAAAAAACGAGGTTGCTAAGTTCGTACCACCACATGACCACCTAACTGCATTTGCTAACGCTAGAATAGAAATACAGGAAGCTGGTTTGTCAAAAGATGGTAAAAACCCACACTTTGGAAATACATACACAACATTAAATAAAATTATTACTGTATGCGAGCCAATATTATTGAAGCATGGGTTAGTTACTACGTTCACACAAACTTATGATAAAGAAACAATACATGGTAGCAAAGAATCGACTGTATTCTTTAGAATGAGAATTACGCATGTTGAAACCAGAGAATATTTTGAAACTTTTGTAACTATGTTTTCAGAACGTAAACCACAACCAATCGGAAGTGTGATGACCTACGCAAAAAGATTCTTATATCAAAATCTTTTAATGATAGTTGGAGATGATGATGATGACGCAAATGTAGCACAACAGTCTGTCAATAGATTATGAGTAACTTGATGTTAATATCTATTGGATTTGCTTTAGGGTTGATAGTCGCTGGTTTAGGACTTTTAATCCTAATCAAATGGGATAATGAACGCTATCATAAAATAAAAAGAAAGGAGAAATAAAATGGGTATACACAGCAGTATAGTAAGAGATGAAGTAAAAGAACTGGAGCATGAAATGTCTGTTGCAGAATTAATAGACCATATATCATCTGACAGTATGTTACAAAATATTCGAATCATACTTGAAGAAATAGCAATAGAAAGAATTATTGATAGAACGCAAGAATTAGAAGAAATTGAAAAAAGAGGAAAAATATAATGGATAAAGATGAAAGCTACGATAACGTAGAACAGGCTGAACAGCATTATGCTAAAGAATTAGAACAACTACATGAAGATGAAGATAGGCATTTACAAAAATTAGAAGATGAAGTGGATAAGCATTTAGCAATTTCTATAGATGTTCATAAGTCTTTTTCGTTTGCATTGGAATACATGAAACAATCTAAAAAATTAAATCAATCACAACATATTGCAATTATGCAATTTACAAATACTGCAATTAAAAACAGGAGCAATCAAGATGACTGATATAAAAGAAAAAGAATTTCCACAAGGAATGATATTTAAAGAAGCTAAAGTTGATTTTATACATTGTAAGATTAGCATTAAAAAGCAAGAGTTTATTGAATGGCTATCAACAAAAAATGATGAATGGATTAATATTGATTTAAAAACAGCACGTTCTGGTAAACTGTATGGCGAGGTCAATAATTGGAAGCCTGTAACTGATGGAATGACAGGTGGCTCAAATTTTAGTGAAGCTATAGAAAGACAAAAGTCTAGTAAAGATTCTGGATTATCTCCAGCAGACGCACAGAAGATAATTGATAAGGCTCATTCAAAAAATGAGAAAGAAGAATTTAATGATGACATTCCTTTTTAATTATGTTTACATTAAATAATTGTAGTTTCCTAAAAGTCCTTGCTCCTAATGGTAAGGCATTTAAGTTCTCCCATCAGAAATGGTGGGAGTTTTTTACAAGGAAAAAAAATGGGCAAACTTAAACATTTAAACCAAGAATTTTTTACAGACAACATTGTCTACAATCAAAATCAAGATTCAGAATATGGAATTGTGCCATTGGAAATGCCAGAAAATTCTACTGATCTTGTATTGAGTGAAGTCATGCAATATGGAGAAGAAGTCAAAACATCAACCACAGATAAAAATTTATCACATATGAGAAGTGTTGATTGCTGGAGATTAAATCAAAAAGATTCTATTACATCTGAACTTATAAGCCACGCATTAATAGATATTAATAAAACATTTAATTATAAATTATCTGGTATACAAGACATTCAATATTTGGAATACCATGAAGGCGGAAAATATGATTGGCACTCTGATATTGGTTCTGGAGTTGCAAGTATGAGAAAAATATCTATTAGCTGGGTTTTAAATCAAGGGTTTGAGGGGGGTGATCTACAATTTTTTGCAGATGGTGGAGAAATTGTTACTTATAATTCTACACCTCAAAAACTTGTATCATTTACGAGCTTCTTACCACATCAGATATCGCCTGTAACCAAAGGCATAAGGAAGTGTATCGTTGCATGGGTGTTCGGTGAATCATGGAGATAATATGACAACAATTAAAGACCAAGTAATATATGACAAGTGCAAAGAAAGAATCCAACAAGAGATAAACTCTACTTTAAAAATTATTAATGATCTGATGAATGAAGATGATCCAGACATTAAAAAATTATCTAACTATTTTATTATCTTGAGCAATCTTAATCAGAGTATTGCCTTATTAAACACTATTAAACCTTTAGAAAAAGAAGAATAATTTAAAAATAAATTTAAAATAAATTAAAATAATTTATATTTTATATATAAATCAATCACTTATAGCTGTATATTTTTAATATATATATTTGACATATATATAATTAATATATATACTGTCTTTATAGGTTAGTAATAACTTATAAAACTTAAATTAACTAGGAGATAGAAAATGAGAGCATTTACAAGAAAATTTATAGAAACACAAAGCACAGAATGGCTAGAAGATTTTTTTGGTGATTATCATAATAAAGCTAACGAATACAAAAAAGTTTTATTGAAAGAGCATGTTATGTTAGTTGCTAAAGAATTAGATAAAAGAAGTTTAATAGAACAAGTCAGAGCTTATAAAGCTAGTTTAAATAAATAAATTAACAGGGAGCAGAAATGCTCCCACTTACTAGGAGATACAATGAGCAAATTAAAAGTAACACAAAAAGATATTAATAATTTGAGATGGGCATTAAATGTTTTCAGCGATACAAGACTTGATGGAGATGAAAAAGAGGAAAAAAGTATGGCAAAGACATTTGATAAAGTATTTGATGTTTTATTAGAAAAACTGAAAGAACAAGATAAATAACTAGGAGATAGAAAATGAAAAATATAGATATAGCAAGAGAAAAAATACTTAATGATATGCAAAAAGCAGTTCTTAATATTATTTATGAAGATGATATTAAAAACGTTCAAGAGAGAAATGAAGTTATAGCTTACTTTAAAGAAGCTATGAAACTTGCAAAAAAATGGAATTTGCATGATTTAGCTGAATACGAGGATAACTTTAATATGGAAGAAATTAGAATAAATCCAGAATATAGAACTGAAATTATGAGAAAAGTTAATGCGAAAAGAAGATTAGCAAATTGGAAAGGTAAGCCATATTCAGAGATAACTGATAGTGATAATTATTACGAATAATAAATTAACAGGGAGCAGAAATGCTCCCACTTACTAGGAGATACAATGAGCAAAATATATAAATACATATTAAGAAATGACAAAACTTTTAAATACGAATGTGCGTATGATTCTTATATTGAAAGATGTATAAAAGAAGAACAAGAAAAATACGAAAGAGAACTTGAGTATAGCGAGGATGACATTTGGTATTTTGGTGGTTATTATGAGCCGTTAAACGGAGTGTTTGTTTATAAGGTAATTGAATACAGACCAGATGGAATTGGTAAAACTCCAACAGGAAATGAATGGCATGTAATTGTAGAAGGAGAAGAATTGCCAAATGATTTATTAAGTTGGAATGATGATATCCCTGTTGCACAAAAAATATTCACAAGTAACAATGCTGAAATTGGTTTTGAGATACAATATTAAAATGGAACAATTAATACTTTTAGCCTTTATGATTTTAATTGTTATAATGGCAATACGATCCTAGTAGGAGAAAGCTCATGGATTGAGCTTTTTTCTCTACTGTTCCATGTCAAACAATTAAGTGATTATGGTTATCCAGATAATAGTTATCACAGAAGATTTAATTATAAACCACATTCCATCTGGAACATTATAAGAAATATCTTCTATCACATCTTTTATCTTTTCGTACCCATGCTTTAGTTTATCTATCATATGCTCCTCACTTAGTGAATTTGCCTATTGATTTTAAGCCAAACGAAGCTCCAATACTTGCCATGATTGACCATTGTAACCACTCTGGAAATGTTGCTAAAAATTCTATTCCTCTAGCAACGAATGGCTGGAAGTATGGGATAAAACTAAAACATATAATTGCTATAAAACATATAGTCCATGCTTCATCTTTCCACGAATCGTCACTTGCTTTTGCCATAGCAGTTTCCCACTCGACCTTGCCTTCTACAATTTTTTTTTGTACGGCAACTTTAGCGTCTATTTCTGCTATCTTTAAATCTGATTTAGCTTTTGCTTTTTTAGCAGAATGCTCAAAATAACCACCTACTGCTTTTGATAAGCCACTTACAATTAATCCCATCATATGCCATCTCCATATTTAAACAATCCAGCTATAACTGTTAAGGAACTGCCAATCCATATTAATGCTTTGACTGCACCCTTACCCATATTGACTGTTGCCTTAAGATCAGATACTTCTTTTTTTATTGATATCATTTCTTTAGAATTGTTCTCTACATTTTTAGATACAAAATCTAACTTCTGTTCTAACCTTAACAAACATTCTTTTTCTGCTGATGTCATATTAGTTTCCTAATGATAATGGATTTGCGTTCATAGATTCTGTTACCGTCTTAAATGATTTATCAACATGCTCAACAATCTTATCTATATCTGCGTCTATCTTATCTATAGATGTTTTATTATTGGTTGAGTTTATTTCAACAGCCGTAATTCTTTCTAATATTGCAGAATTATCGCCACTCGGAATACTTGATATGCTATCTTCTAAAACTGTCAATCTGGATTGCATTTGTGCGTAGGTATATATTCCCCCAGCAATCGGACTTGCAATCGAGAGCAAAAAAATCAATATTATTTTGGGCGTAAGCTGAATCGTTGAATCCTTGTCCGTCATAAAAGTCTATCTCCGTTTTTGTTAAATCTAATGTATCTGTTATCTTAACTTCAAAATATTCTTTATTAAAGCTGACAATTGTTTTTATGTCAATTTCTTGAACAACTATATCTGACTTAATTTCTTGGGTAGTCTTGGTAGCAGAACTTTTTTTATCGCCCTTATTTTCCGATTCAGAGCCTTGTTTTTTCTCTGATTTAGCTGTTTTTGTTGTTTGTACAGTTTTTTCTTCATTTTTAGTTGGTTCTTCTTTTACTTCTTTTTCGCTTGATTCTTCTTTTTCATCTGATTTTTCTTCGGCTGTTGTGTTGTCTGATAACTCGCCTTCTTCATTTTCTCCAGCATTTTCATCATTCTCTGCTGGTGCTTCCTCTTGTTGTTCATTTTCATTCTCCTTCAAATCTTCTTCCATATTTATTTCTTCTAGTTCTGTTGGAAGTTCTTCTCTAATTTCTTGTAATGTTTCTGGCTCTGGCTCATTCATTGATTCTATTTCAATATCTATATCTATCTCTGGCAAATCCATATCTGGCAAATTTGTTTCAACAGGAATTTCTGCTCCTGTGTCTATAAGTGTTGGCATTTCATTATTTAATCCAACATCTGCAATATCAGAGTGCATTTCTTCTGATCTTATATCAGAGATAACAGATATTGATGAAGTTAGACTTGCAATTTGCATATCTTCTGGCGGACTTATATCAATTACTCCTGTAGAAATTGTATTTGCTATTGATGTTGCGTCTAATGAGCCAATTTGCACAGTTTCTATTATTTCTGGCTCTATTACTTGCTGAACAATGCTGTCAGACGCATTTATTTGCGTTATTTGGGGTTCTTCTATGGTTTCTGCTACAACCACATCTGATAGTGTTAAGACAAGGCTTAAATTGTCAATAATTGTGCCAAATTGTCCAGACCAATCCCCTGTATCTGCTCCAGCAACATTATAGCTTAATGATGTGATAGTAGTATCAAATTCTTTGTCAAGATTGATTTCATATTCAGTTGTGATTACTCCATCATTATAATCACTTGTATAATTATAAGATAATACTTCTGTTTGCGTTCCATCTGTAAATGTTATTGTTGCATTGACAGGATCAAGATTATTTGCTGTGCCTGTTTGGTAACACCAGCTAGAGCCTTTATTATTGCACCCATAAGATGTGATTGAGCCTTCTATTTTTACCACATTTTTTGATTCATCTGATAGATTGCTTAAATCTATAGATTGTGAAACAGAGCCACCACTTGCACCACTAAATCGTACTGTCTTATTTAAATCGCTTCCAGAATAGTGATTGCCATCATATGTAGCTGTACCATCTAAAGTCCAGCTATTAGTGTTGCCATCAAATGTTCCGTTATTTAGGATATTTGTTGTTTCTGTTTCCGTTGCTCTGACTGTTTGAGTTGCTAAAATTAGAAACAACCCCATTAGCACCGAGATAGTCAGGATAACGTAATATTTGCCCGTATTCATTTATATACCCCATCATTTTATAATGCTTAATAGCTTCTTTGCCGATTAGTGCTTTCTTGCCGTTCCATATACTGCAAGGTGTACCACTATGTAACATGGCTGACCACACTGCTTTGCTCCCAGCACACAATACACTTATACTGGCAACTTTAAGTCCAGCCTTGCTCAAGCTATTACTTAATGCTCTGCGTTCACAATTCCAATCAGTAAAAGTTGTTCCTGTTGATATACCAACAACAGATGTACTTACAGCACCAACAACAGGAAAAGAACAAATCATTTGACTATAACTTTGCACACTTGGAGCTATGGCTGATGGTGGTGGTTGATTTTTATAATTAACGGTACTGTCTGCTCCATATGACTTCATTGAAGCCCAGATTAAAACCAACATCATTAAAAATAAAAAGACTATAAAACTTCTTCGCATGTGAATGATACCCCATATAAACTAATGTGATTCGCACTCCAAGTTAGCTCATTGTTTGTCATTCTCATAACACATTTTGGACTTGCATATGTTACTGTTGCATTGTTAGCTAGAGTTGCAGATAAAGGTGGCTCAATAGTCAAGGTTGCGTTACCGCTTCCATCACTTGCCACATCTGCAATTATCATATGTAGTTTGCTGGTTGCACCAGAATTAAACTGCACATAATCACCTTTCTTAAATAATTGTGATTCAGAAGTATCTGCACCATCAACTGTTACATCAAATGCACCGACAGCATGGTCAGCACTAACAGCAATCGTATTTGATATTGTGCCTTGTACTCCTAATGCTATTGCGTCTGGATCACCCATCAAGAATGTTCCAAAGCTACCATGTAACTGCATAAAAAAAGATTGCCATTCACTTGCTTGGCTTCTATTCATGGGTGGTAAAGAAACTGTGCTGTACCATTTAGCACCTGTAAACTCATGCACTTGAGTTGAGAAGGTAAATGGACTTTGGCTTTGTGCAACAGCTTTACCTATACCCCATTCACTTCTAATAAAGTTTGGAGTAGTTGGCATTGTCAATGGATATGTAGGATTCGGCATTTATGCTCCAAAGTCTTTAGCAAATGTTCCACCACGCAATCTAGCGTCTTGAACTGCTGATAATGTTGATTGTTGTATTGCTGGAAGTAAGTTCATCACTTCTGCTCTAACTGTTTGCGATACACCTGTAGCAAAGTTTAAGTTTTGCTCTATGACAATTCCACCACCCATTTGATTATTTGGCACTATTGTTCCAGCAGATTTAGGTACAAACATTTCTGCACCTCTCTCTCCAACCATATAAGGCATATTTGGATTTACATTTCCACCCATAGCCCTTGCACCATACACCATAGAGCCAGAAGGTTCTCCAGCAAAGCCACCACCAAATGAGCCTGTCAAAGCACCTCTTATACTTTGCAATAATGGTTCTACAATAGTTAATTGAATTATTAATGAAATAACTTGTGCAATTACACTTTGGAAAATATCAAGCATTGATTGTCTAAAAGATTCTCCACTTGCTATAGCTTTTCCAAAAGTATCTGATATTTGTTTACCAGCACCATCTATAATATCAAAGAAAGGTTGCATTTCTGAATTAGCAGTTTCAAACATTTCTAGTTGTAAATTATGCTGGTCTTTTAGAGCTTTAATATATTCCTTAGATTTTTCTGTTGCTTCGGCAGTTTTTTGATTATTTTTTTCTTGTGATTCAGTTGTGTCAATATATAACTCATTCATTGTTTTTAATAAGCCTTGACCTTCTGCTAATTGTTTATTTAGTTTTTCATTTTCAGTTTCAAAAGATTGTATTGCTTCAATTACAAATCCTAATGAAATACTTATACCTGTTAAAATTTTTCCTAACATTCCCATTCTTTTTATAGCTCTAGCTAAAGAAACAACTAAAGTAACACTTAAAAATATAGCTAAACTCATAAGGGCTTTTTTAATTGTATCAATATTCTCAACAACACTTACTGTTAAATCTGCTAAAAATCTGCCTACATCTCTACCGAATTTTTGTATTTTTTCAGAATTTTTTTCCAGATTTGCATTTAAATCGCCAAAAGCTAATTTAAGTTCTGCAAAAAATTCGTCTGCTATTGCTTTCTGGAATTGGAATAATTTATCGGATAACATTGATAAAGTACCTGTTAATGTCTTAGCAAAATCTGCTGTTACATTTCCAAACTCTCCACCTTCACTAAATACTTCTTTAAATCTTTTTATGGTTTCATCTATTGATACTTCTGCACCAACTTGAAACCCAAGCATAGCTCTAACTCCCCTTTCTCTGAATATATCAGCACTTGCAATACCACCAGAAAAAGACCTCTGTATTTGCTCTGCTGTTTGTTTAAAATCTAGCCCTGTAGCAGAAGCAACATTACCTGTTATTTCTAATAATTCTGCTAAGTGGTCTGCATCATCAGCTACCACAGCTAAGTTTCCAGAAGCCTGTTGAATATCGTTTAAAGTGAAAGGAACTTTACTTGCAAACTTGACCATAGTATCAAATGCTTTTGCTCCTTCATCAGCAGAGCCAAACAATGCTTTTAATCTAACTTGTAAATTTTCAATTTGAGTGCCTGTATCTACAACTTTTTTTATGGCTATAGCACCAAAAGCAATACCTAACAAACTTCCAAACTTAGCGACTTTTGTTCCTATGTTTGCAAAAGTGTTGCCAATGTTACCTAAAGATTTTTTGATTTTTTGAGAAGATGTTTGTACTTCTTTATTAGCTTTTCCCATCTCTTTTTTTAATTGAGATAGGTCAGCTTCAATCTTGACTACCAGCTTGTCTAGTTCAGTTGCCATTAGTTATCTGGGTACAGCTCCATTAGTTCGTTTAACTCGTCTGAATCCATTGGTTTATCTTTGTTGCCACCATTGAACTCACTAAATCCTTTTATCGCTAGAGTTATTTCGGTAATGCTCATATCCCAAAATACTGCTGGATTAATACCTATCATGCCTACACATACCTCTATCCATCTTTGGTATGGTAGATCAGCTTCTTCGTCTATTCCTCTACTGGACTTTTTTTTTCGTCAGCAGTATCGTCATCAACATTCAAAGCCAAAGTTACCAACTCTCCAGCCATCTTAATAGCTTCTAACAAGCCAATTTGTGCAATCATTCCTTTAACTTCTTTGTCCTGTAGATTATTTCCACCAGACCTTAGAGCTAAAGTTATAACAGATATAATTTCTGTCATAGTAATATCTGCCTGTGCCAACTTGTTACCTAGCTTCAAAATACTGCAATTTAATGCTTGTTCTATCCTAATAATCGTGTCAAGGCTCATTCTTGCCTTGTACTCGTCATCATTAAACTTTAGTAGCTTTTCTGCTTTCAGCTTGTTTATGCTCATTGTTTTTCTCCGTATTAGTTAAAATAACAATTAATTCATCTCTATCACCAAGATTCTTAGCAAAGTTGATTGTGTAAGATTTCTTGTCAATTTTGATTACATCTGTATCTTTGAATCCCTTGTAATAAGGTATTTCAATTTCAACATTGTTTTCGCCAATGTTTACTTGTGCGTCTATTTTCTTAGAGCCAACTTCAATAGCTTTTAATTCCCAAGCCATAATAATCTCCTAAGTTATACTGTTGCAAATGTGATCGCACCAGCCGATTCAAAAGACATTGAGTAAGTTACTTCACCATTATAACTTCCAGCATATTCAATAGTTGTTACTTGAAATGCACCTGTAAAGGTTGCAAAGTCTGGCACAAGTAATTGAAAGTTGCTAAATGTAGAAGCTGAAAAAGCTGTTCTTACACTTGCTTCACTTGCAGAATCAGTAAATACACCAGAGCCACTTATACTAAAACTTTGGATTCCAGCGTCAGCTAATAATGTTCTGACTTTTGATGAATCTTTATTTGTTACATCTATTGTTTCTGCGTTAAGGCTTATTGATGTATCTCTTAGTCCAGCAACCGTTGTAAATGCTTCTGGGCTTCCAGCATTACCAATTTTGACAAGTAACGCACTTCCTTTTTGTACTGCCATAATATATCTCCATTAAAATTAACTATCATACACAATCACCGATAATGTTAGCACCCCATGTCTAGTAATTCCATCATTTTCTACAAGTGTAATTGTGTTCCTTACTTGACTTACTACCATGTCTGCACCAGATACAGAATATGTGGTGTCGTGTAGTAACTCATAAATTCTTTCCATAGCTTCTGATATTTCTTTTTTTCCTCTATATTCTGACCAAACATCAATATCTACATCATACTCATTTCCATCTACAGTTTTTGTTCCTCTGTTGATAACACTTATATTGCCAATCACAACATATGGATAAGATGTGTTCTGTGGAACATTATCAAATATTTTGTTATTACCAACAATACCATCTAATGTGCTGTCGCCATTTAAGGTTGAATATAGTATTGTTTGTAAGTCAAAAGAATGAAAGCTCATGTTATTTTAATATTCCCCAAAGATATATCTTTAAATTTTTTATT